ACTTTGTCTAGAAATAGTCGGAGCTAAATAATGGCTGGATTAAGTGCATCAGGATTAAAAACACAGATTAGAAGTTACACCGAAACAGACTCTAACGTATTATCGGATTCTGTTTTAGAAAATATTATTTTAAATGCACAATATAGAATTTTTAGAGATGTGCCAATTGATGCAGATAGAAAACAAGAATCTGGAAATTTAGTTACAGGACAGGAAACAATTAATGCTCCAGCAGGAGCAGTTTTTATTAGAGGTATACAAGTTTATGACTCAACATCAGCTACAACTGGTCCTAATGTTTGGTTAGAGAAAAAAGATATTACTTATCTACAAGAATATATATCATCAACTGCATCTGCTAAAAGAGGTCAACCTAAATATTATGCCATGTTTGGTGGTGCTACAGGAGAGTCAGATACTACATCTGGAAGGATGATGTTTGCCCCAGTTCCTGACACAACATACAAATTTAGAGTTCATTTTAATAAAGCACCAGCTTTATTAGAAAATGATGACACTAATTATATCAGTCTTAACTTTCCAAATGGTTTATTATATTGTTGCTTATCAGAGACATATTCCTTTTTAAAAGGCCCAATTGATATGTTGACACTATACGAAAATAAGTATAAACAAGAGGTACAGAAGTTTGCTAATGAACAAGTTGGCAGAAGACGAAGAGATGACTACACTGATGGCGCTGTTCGTATTCCAGTAAACTCAGCAAACCCATAGGAGAAAAATTATGGCAATAACATCGGCAGTATGCACAAGTTTTAAACAAGAAATATTAGTTGGTACACACAACTTTACAGCTACAAGTGGAGATACTTTTAAGATAGCTCTATACACAAGCTCTGCATCTTTAGGAGCTGGAACTACAGCTTACTCAACATCAAATGAAATTACAAACTCATCTGGAACTGCATATACTGCAGGTGGTGCAACTCTTACAAGTGTAACACCAACAACTTCAGGAACAACTGCGTTTTGTGATTTTGCAGATGTAAGTTTTTCTTCTGCATCTTTTACAGCTAATGGTGCATTAATTTATAATGATGATCAATCTGACAAAGCTGTTGCAGTTATAGCTTTCGGTTCAGATAAAACTGTAACAAGTGGAACTTTTACAATTCAATTCCCAACAGCAGACGCATCAAACGCGATCATAAGAATAGCATAGGAAAGGTTAACGGATGTCCGTTACTAGAACCTTTACAGTAACGGTGGTTGGTGGTAACCCATCTAATCATCCATATCACAATTTTGGTTCAGCCAATAAATTTGCAATCAATGGTTCAACTGCAACCGCAGATGTAACTTTATACATTGCTGAATCTGGAACATATAAATTTGATCAATCAGATAGCTCTAATAGTGGTCACCCTTTAAGATTTTCTACGACTGCAAATGGAACACATTCTGGAGGCAGTGAGTATACGACCGGTGTAACAACTAATGGAACTCCAGGACAATCTGGAGCATACACACAAATTACAGTCGCTAAAGATGCACCAACTTTATATTATTATTGTACAAATCACTCTGGAATGGGGTGGACTGCAAATACTCCAACTGCAGATACTTGGAGTATGTTTACCTGGGGTCAAAATAGTTGGGGACAACAAAATGGTATAGATGTTTCAACTACAGGACTTTCTTCAACAACAGCAATTGGTTCTGTAACAGTAGATGCAGAGATAGGTTCTGGTTGGGGAAGAGCAGCTTGGAACGATGATGCATGGGGCATTCAAGGTGATGTATTATTAGATGGTCAACAAGCAACAGCAAGCGTAGGATCTATTTCACCTGCTGATGTTATGGGAGTGACAGGTGTTTCTTCAACAGCAAGTGTTGGATCACCATCAGTAATAGGAGATATAACTCAAGCATTAACTGGTGTATCTGCAACTGGTAGTGTTGGAGCAATTTCTCCTGCAGATGTCATGGGACTAACAGGAGTTTCTGCAACATCTTCTGCTGGATCAATTTCTCCTGCAGATGTAATGGGACTAACAGGAGTTTCAGTAACTACTAGGATTGGTGGAGTTAACGATACATCTAGCCCTACTGTAATAATATCTGGAGTTTCAGCAACTTCTTCTGTAGGTGCAGTCACTATTGCAGATGTTATTGGATTGACAGGAGTTTCAGCAACTGCTAGTGTTGGAACATTAACACCTGCAGACGTAATAGGTATAACAGGTGTAGAAGCTACTTCATCTGTGGCTGGGTTAGGTACTTCTGATAAGTTTGGAATTCAAGCATATCAGGCTATTGACACAGGTTCTAATACAAGTTATACAGACGTAGCAGCGTAATCGGAGATAAAATTATGGCATCAACATACACACCTTTAGGTGTAGAACTTCAAGCAACTGGTGAAAATGCCGGTACATGGGGTACAAAAACTAATACTAATTTACAAATTATAGAACAAATTTCAGGCGGATTTACTCAGCAATCAATTGCTGGTGGTGCACAAACTACAACTTTATCAGTTTCTGATGGATCAACTGGTGCAGTTTTATCTCACAGAATGATTGAGTTTACAGGTTCAATTACAGGTAATCAAATTGTAACTATACCTTTAGATGTTCAAACTTTTTATATTTTAAGAAATTCAACATCAGGTGCTTACACAGTGCAGTTTAAATATGTATCAGGATCTGGTGATTCATTTACTTTTTCAGCAACAAACAAAGGTGATAAAATCGTTTTTGCATCTGCTAATGATGGTACAAATCCAGATATTATTTCTGTTAACACAGGTATTGCAGATGTCGTTTCTGATACTTCACCACAATTAGGTGGAAATTTAGATACTAATTCACACAATATTTTAATTGATGATGCACATTTTATTGCTGATGAAAATAGTAATGAACAAATTATTTTTCAAACTACATCGTCTGCAGTAAACCAGTTTGATGTTACAAACGCTGCCACTGGTAATGCACCAAGCATATCTGCAACAGGTGATGATACAAACATAAGTTTAAATCTAGTTGCAAAAGGAACTGGATCTGTTCAATCAAATGGGTCAGCAGTTAAAGTTGCAGGCAAAGAAACTATTTGGGTTCCAGCTGTTGCAATGTATCCAAACAGCACAAATGGTTGTGCAGATTTAGAACAAGTAGAATTATCGAATGGCCCTGAAATTAAAACTTTAGATTTTGACAAAGACTCTGATGAATTTGCACAATTTGCTGTTGCATTTCCTAAATCATGGAATGAAGGCACAATAACTTTTCAAGCATTTTTTACAGCAGATTCAACAAACACAGGAACTGTTTCTTGGGCATTAAGTGGTGTTGCTATTGCAGATAATGACAGTGTTAACACTGCATTTGGAACTGCAGTTGCACCAACAGCGAAAGCTCATAGTGGAACAGCAAACGATTTAGATGTTACAGCAGAAAGTGGTGCAGTAACCATAGCGGGTTCACCTAGTACGGATGAACAAGTTTTCTTTCAAATACAAAGAGATGTATCAGAAGATAGTTTAACAGCTGATGCAAAACTGCTAGGGATTAAATTATTCTTTACTACTGATGCTGCGAACGACGCTTAATAGGAGAGTATAATGAGTTTTGGTTATCAAGTTTTAGGATTTGGATCTAGTGCAGGAGGATTTGTAGCCCCTACTGGTGGAACAATTACTACCAGTGGTGGATATACAATACACACATTTAATTCATCAGGAACATTTACTGTATTTAGCCCTATAACTAATGTTGAATATTTAGTTATTGCAGGTGGTGCTGGGTCGGACGGCGGTTCTGGATCAGGTGGAGGGGGTGCAGGCGGATACCGTTCTTCAGTTGTAGGTGAAAACTCTGGTGGTGGTGCGTCCGCTGAAAGTAGACAAAATCTTAATCCAGGTTCTTATAGTGTTACTATCGGAGCTGGTGGTGGAGCTGGCACTGCTTACAGTGCAGGTAATAATGGAAGTTCTTCTTCCTTTGCAGGTGCTTCTACAATTACATCTACTGGTGGTGGTAGAGGTGGTCACAAACAAACTGACGCTGGGCAATCTGGTGGATCAGGTGGTGGAGCATCAATTACATATAGTGCAGGTTCAGGAACATCAGGTCAAGGATATGCCGGCGCTAATGGTTACAATGGCCCACCTTATAATGGATCTGGTGGAGGTGGAGCAGGAGCTACACCTAGTCCTCCTCAACATGATGGAAGAGCTAATGGTGGTAATGGAGTAGATTCTAGTATAACAGGATCCTCAGTAGGAAGAGCTGGAGGTGGTACGGGTTCTTATACCGGAGGTGCTGTTAAAGGAACAGCCTCTGATGGTGGAGGATCAGAGTCTAGTGGAAATGGTATTCCAGGGACAGCAAATACTGGAGGTGGTGCTGGTTCTGGTGCAAACAACAAAAACGGTGCAGCTGGTGGTTCAGGTGTAGTAATTTTGAGGTTTCAAGCATAGGAATTTATAGATGGCACATTTTGCAAAAGTAGTTGATGGAACAGTTACTGAGGTGATAGTAGCCGAACAAGATCATATTGATACACTTTCTGACAAAGAGTCATGGGTTCAAACATCTTATAACACGAGAGGTGGAGTTCATTATCAACCTAATACTCACACACCAAGCGAAGATCAATCAAAAGCATTAAGAGCAAATTATGCAGGCATAGGTGATATTTACGATAGTGTTAATGATGTTTTTCATAGACCACAACCCTATAACTCATGGACACTAAATACAACCACTTGGCAATGGGATCCACCTACATTAAAACCTGATAATGAAAACATATATGAATGGAATGAAGAAACACAAAGTTGGGATAGAATTAATCCTTAAAAAGAAAGAAAAAACGATATAATATTTTATGTATAGTGAATATGTTACCATGTACACACATGGTTTTTTATATGGATTTTTAAAAGACATAGATAATGAACATTTAAAAAAACTAGCATTAAAAAATTATGAAAATAGATTATCCGATGATCCTAATAATACAATGTCAGAGGATATTCCCTTACCTTTTGATAAAGAAATAAAAAAAATTATTGAACAAATGAGTGATGCCTATGAAAAACATTTTGGAAAACGATTACAAAAAAATACAGTTAATGGAGATCACTATTGGTCACAAGTTCACTACAAAGGAGAAAATAGTCAATTTCATCGTCATTTAAGTGAAGGCACAGAGTTAGCTGGAGTCTATTATGTAGATATTCCAAAAGGTAGTGGAGATTTAATAATAAGATATAAAAAACATGATTATGATTATTCAGATTGGTATTTTCCACCAGAAACAGGTAAATTTATTATATTCAATTCAGGATTAGAACATGC